TTGGAAATTGGTGGATGCGTCCTGCCATTGCTGACTGACCGATTGGCCTGCGAACATAGATTGGATTTGATCAACGCCGCCCGCGCTTTGCATACGGGCGCCAATCATTTTTAATTGTTCAAGCGCGATCGGTGTCGAGAGCAGCGATGCGACCCGCGAGCCCTGAGTGCCGAACGCATGTTGAAAATTGGAAAGAATGGCCTGACGCGCAATGCCCTCGGGGTGAGATGCGAACTCGCGATTGACATACCCCGATAGGCCGCCAATCCAGCCGATCGTGTCGAACTTTCCGCTTTTCAAAAACAGTGATTGTCCTTGAGCATCGACCATGCCCATGGCTTTGAGCGCTTCGCCGCTTTTGCCCGTCAAAAGTCCAGAACCGAAAATGCCGGGAATTGAACGGGTCATCGCTGCGATCAAATTCGTGCCACCGCGCGATCCTGAAAGGCCCATGCGCGACATAAGCGCCGTGAGCAATATCATATTGTCGTCATCAACGCCCAATTCCGCCCGCGCCACGCCCTGACTATATTTCAGTGCATGGCCGAGTTGCGTGACGCTTCCTGGAATGACCATTGACGCCTTGGTCAATAGGTCAAGATATTTGCTCGCCGACGCTGCATCGAAATGTCCAGCTTGGTGCGCCAGCGTGATGCCCTCACGGACGGACTCTTCCGGCGATGTCCCCTTCATGAGATATTGGACGTCAGCATAGCGAGTATAGGCCGGAATCGCCGCGGTGATCTGGCTTGCGCTCAGAGCTGAAGTTGTCGCCATGATCTTGGCGAGCCCGGCGACTTGGACGCTGGAAAACACAGTCACCGACGATGCCTTTTCCGCCGCGAGCCGCATTGCATCCATTTCGGCTGTTGATCCGCGCGTTGCGGCTTGAACGCCGAGCATCTGTTTTTGCAGTTCAGCCGCGTTAGACACCGCTTTCACGATCGGAACAGCAATCAGCGCACCAGCGACGCCAAGACCTGCAGATGCGATCATAAGGCCCTTGATCTGGCTTAACTCTTTCTTGAACGCGGCGGCGTTTCCCTGAGCGGCGCTGAACTGGCGCGCAAGCGAGATCAACCCCGAAGAGATATTGTTGATGAGCGACACCCTCACCGCGATGGTATAGGCTTCAAAAATGGGTCATTCTCCATCATGAGGCGCCGAAACAGATTTGAGCGGGCGCTCATTGATCTGCATGGCGAAGGCGTCGTCGAGATCAAACCGCGTCAGGTCTGGTCCCAGCCGAGACCATATCGCCCACCCCTTTACCAACTCGTAGCGATTGGCCTCGTTTCGCTGGCCGGGATTGTGATCTTTGGGACGTTGCTCGTTGGCGCGCTTATCATCGCTTACGACGTGTTCGGCGCATTCGTGACTACCTAGCGGTAATCGGGCGTCTCGCCCTCATAGCCCATCCATCCGGGCATGACCGATTGGATAAACGACGCGCCAGTCCGTTGAGTCACGAAGCCGCTGATCAGCGCCGCCCCTACGAGGGCTTGGATCGCTTCCTTGTTCAGGAATGCCGCTGGGCCAAGGAATGGCCTTGGCGGTATGCGGAGTGTCCCTAATTCCTGATCAAGCGCGATGTCGCCGATTTCGGTGTCGCCACCATGGACCACGCCATCGTTGTCGATATAGGGCGAGTGTAACCGACCGCCTTTTACGCCGACAACGCCTTCCAAGCCATCAACCTCGCGCTCAATCGCGTCGCGCAATTCGCCCAAACGATACAATGGATCATCCGGTGGAAAGCCGAGGTGTTCGCGCTCTTCCATCGTGCTTTCGGCCAACGGCGCCCATGCCGGAAAAGGACCGACTGAGCCTTGATAATGCCCGAGCATGTCCTTCGCAGAGTGCTCAATCTTTCCAAGCGCCTTGTTAAGTCCGTCTTGGAGATACATCGCCAAGCCGCCTTCCATTTCCATGAAGCGAACGGCCATTTGCGCGAAACTGCTGAATACGGTCGTCATCAGTCCGCCCTCTCTGGAAATTCCCAGCGATTCCAGTCAAATTTATTGCCCGATTCAAATTGCGAAAAGACTATCGCGAAAGCTTGGCGCGCCTCATCTGAAAGTTGAAATGCCGTATCGAAGGGAACGCCGTTCCGCACCAGCCACAGAGCTTCGATAACCGGCTGGGCGGTGGCTAGTTTTTTATTTCGGCCTGGACTTCGTCAAGCGGGCGATGGGCGAAGTGCTTCATCATCGCACTCATGACGGCGGCTATTCCGTCCTCGCCAAGTCGTGTGATCAACGCCTCGACGTTGCGATCCGATTGCGGGAACGGGACGGCTTCATCATTGATCGACTGCACATAAATCAAGGGCAGGATCATTTGCATATAGGTTGTATTGGCTGCCAGTTCCGGCCCCATGATCTTGACCAGTCGAAATTCAGCCAAGACGCTCGGCTTAACCAGCGTGATCTTACGCCCCGACCCGTCCGTCAACACGACGGGCGCGGCGGCGGCTTTCGCCAATTCCTCACTCGGCGGCGCCGCGCCAGCACCGCGCCGAACAGTTGCCGTTCCCATCAGAGCACCTTGATCCGGCGTCCGGCGACGAACGAGATGCCCATCTTGACCTCCTTGTTACCCTCGTAATTGCCCGCGTCGTCGAGCATCAGGGCCAAATCCTCGAAACGATATTCGCTGATCGTGCCATCGACGTTGGTGATTGTTTGGGTGATTGTGCCAGTCGGCAGATCATTGCCCTGGTAGTAGGACGCCTCAAGATCGGCGAAATAGTCGTCCAGCGCGGAATCGACCCGCGTGTAAATGAACGATCCTTCCCAACCTTCCGGCAGATGCGCCGGATACATCTGCCCGTTGATGCGGATGTCCTTGATCAGCGTCGTGAGCTGCTTAGCCTTGAACGATGTCACACCGGCGGACGCATCGGTGTCGATGATCCCGGCCGACGTAAACAGGGTGAAAACAGCGTCGGCGCCGACGTTGTAGGCGGATGCGGGCATTCAGAACCTCCTACGGGGCCGAGGTCGTCACAGTGGAGGTGATAACCACCGACTGGCCGCCTTCGATGTTGACGATGAATTGCTCAATGATCGCGCCGTATTGGACTTGGACGGTGGCGATTTCCTTACCGGCCGCGACCTGCGCCGCATTGTTGCCGATGGTGACAGAGAACGGCGTCGTTCCCGACGAATTGCCGATCACCGGCGGATTGGCGTTTTGCAGATCGGACAAGAAGGCGGTCAGCGTGGCCTTGGCTTGGCGCTGCTGTTTGGCATATTGGATCTGACCGATGAACGGGCCGACGCCGGTGTTGATCGTCGCAGCCAGGAAGTTGGTCATCCTCGAATAGTTGTCGCCCCAGATGGCGTTGTTCGAGGACGTGTTGTGGCCGTTCTGAGCGCCGAAATACGGGCCGCCAGGGCAAGGCGTCGCGATGACATCGATCCCGGCGGTGTAGAGCTGAGCCAGCTCGTCATCCTGATACGGGACAAGCGTCGTGCTCTTCTGGGTCGCGATGATCCCTTGAAGCTGCTTGTTCAGCGAGGAGTTTTGCGGACCATTCGCCGCGAGCCATCCGGCGACGAAGGCTTGCGGAGAAACCAGCCGCTGAAGGATGTTATTGACGCTATCCAGCCAATAGCACCAGTCGCCGAACATCAGCTTGAATGCATAGCTATCGATGCCGGTAGACGCCTTGGTGGTCGCGGCGTTGCTGATCGTGTCACCCGCCGGGGTGACGCCAACCATGTAAGTCCCCTCCGAAAGCCCATAGACAATCTGGGTCGGAAACGTCGATTCCGTGGTGCAGTCGGCCAACATGCCGAGCGCCGCGCCGCTCTTGCGCAGGGCATACATGCCGGTGCGAGGAGCTGAATCTGAGCCGATCAGCGTCGTATCGGTGACACCGGACCATCCGTCCGTGCCTCCCGACAGGGTGACCGTCTGAGCAGTCGGCGCGGTCGTGCTCGTTCCGACCGTGGCGACCATGATTTGGGACGGCCCTTGGCCGCCGATACCGTTATTGATCGCGGCGGCGATAGCGGTCCAAAGATTTAGACCCGTGAGCCCAAGCCCGATGTTTTGGAACGTCTCGGATGATCGACCCGGATGGCTGATCACCACCGCCCACGTTCCGACCTGATTGCCGGCCATCAACTGGGCGGTGTCGGCATTGGCGCCCGAACCCGTATACTTTGACGCCAAGCTGAGGCCCTGCTTATAGGTCCAAGTGAAAGTCGCGCCCGTGCCGCCGCCAACCGCCGAAACCGCCGTCACTGCGCCGGCGCCGGTCACAACCGAGGTTGGCTGGGTGGCGACGGTGTATGCGGTGATCGCCCCGCCCGAAACGCCGGTGACATTGATCACTGCGCCATTGGACAGAGTGACCACGCTCGACGTGGTGTAGGACGCGCCGCCTGAAACCACCGCCGAAGTGTTCGTCATGAGCCCCAGGATGGCAGTCGCCGCAACATCGGTCCCATCGGTCACCCGGACGCATATTTGCGCCTGTGAGCCCTGTTGCTGGGCGATGTTGACGGCAGTCCCGAGGTCGCGAGCCCGGTTCAATTGCGGGCCGAACTGAGCGACGAAATTCGGATAGCCGGACACTGGCGTTTGCTGATTGACCGGCCCCCAGTTCGCCGTCCCGACGATGCCGAGGATATCGGTTCGCGCCGGGGTCAAATAGGTGGTTTGTGGCGGGACAATTTGAACCTTGACCCCAGGCGTTACGCTTGGCGTTTGGCCGTATTGATAAATCGGCATGACCTATTCCTCGTGTTGGCTGTCAGCGGAATGGTCGGCCTCATCGGTGACCGGCGGTTCTTCAGTCTCGGCAGGAGGGTCGGCCTCGACTTGGACGGCTTCAGGTTCGGGCGCCGGATCAAGATCGGTCGCTACTTCCACGACCGGGCCGTCACCATCAATCGCCACCACTTGATGAGGATGCGCGGCTTGGATGGCCTCGACGTCAGCGGTGATACGATCTCCTACGCCGTAGGAGCCGAAGGGCGATTTGACGATCAGATGGCGAGCCATGCGGGCCTCACGCGACGAGTTGAAGAGTTGGGGACGCCGGATCAGTCCAGTTTGGCGTCAAGATCGTTTCAAACACGACAATTTGAGCGGCGGTTTGGACTTCGGTCGTGGGGTATTCGACAGACCAGACGATGTCGCGCCGGAACACAGCGGACAGTTCATCCTTGTCGGTCGGCGTCGATCGCATGAACAGCATCCGGCCTGCCGATCCATCGGGAAGGCTCAAAAACTGGCGCACGCGCGGCTGTCCTAATCCTTGGAGCGCGAGATCGACGAACGGCGCGACCAGATCGCGCAATTCCGGCGTCGGCGCCCACACGGTGACCATGATCACCTCTTCCTGTCGCCGTAGCTCGCGCCATATCAATCCAAATCCGCCAATAGCCACGCCGAGGGCATTGGCGGCTGGAACTGTAATGATCGCGCCCACGCTGGTTGCGGGCGTGTCGGCATTGATTGCGGTGGCCAGCGCGGTTGCGATGGTCGCGAGGGTGTCTGACGGCTGGACGGCATAAAGATAAGCCTTCCCGTTGACCTTGGCGGCGACGTTCTGCGGGCTGGACGATGTGCCGGCCAGGACGATGGTGTTATTGACGATTGATCCGACGATGGTCGGCGCGGCTTCCTGCTTAATCTGCCAATCGGTGTTGAATCGTGTCGTGTTTTTTCCAGAACCCGGAACCGGATAGACCGACACCGTGCATCGGCCGAGCGCCAGGTTGGCTTGCAGCGTCGTCTTATTGGGCCACCCGCGCACCACGGCGCAGTCAACCGGCGTCGAACCGTTCAGGATGGCGGAGGGCGAAGACGTGCCGTTGGGATAGATCGCACCCGCGATCACACCCACGAAGGTCACTTCTACGTCGCTAAGATCGGCCAATTCGGTGAAGCCCATAAATGTTGCGCCGCCTTCATAGGCAGGCAAACATTACGGCGGGGTTCACAAGGGTCAGGGCTCTAGGACGATGCACGATAGGTGACAGCCCAAACTGTCCCAATATGGCATGAAGCACTGATAGCGGATTCCGAGATCGTCGGTAACGACGTCATTTGCGATAACCGAATCACGAGTGGCCTGAGAGCCTGGGATATAGACGTGCCAGATCGGCTTATAGGCCGCATCCGTCGGCAGGCCGACTGGGTTGCGCTGGCCCTGACGGTCCCGCTGAATGCTGGCGTTCAGACCCGACAAAACGATTGTTTCATCGACAGGTCCGCGAATGGCGCCGTAACCCTGATCCCCGATTCCTGGGTCTATGTTCGGACGCGATATTGAAATCACACGGGGATAAAGGAAACTCAAATCCGCCCCCTCAATAGAGCAGCTTGGCGGCGAACCCGTCGATCATCTGCTTGGTGTCCGCATCAAGGGCCGTGTTGGCGAACCGCTCAATCGACGTTCCGCCGGCCGCGATCTT